CAGGGCCTGATCGCCAGCGACTTGCTCGGCTACGGCCGCGAGCCGCTGCCGCCGACCCGCGACGTCGTGAACAACGACGGCGACGTGGTCGTGCCGATCGACCTGCGCAACTTCGGCAACTGGCTGAAGCTGTTCATGGGCGCGCCGTCGAGCACCGACGCCAGCGGCACCCGCACCCACGTGTTCACGTCCGGCGCCGTCGCCCTCCCTTCGATGACGGTGGAGGTCGGCCTGCCGGAGGTGCCGAGCTACGGTCAGAACTTCGGCGTGCGCGGCAACACCATGCGGGTGCAGATGCAGCGCTCCGGCCTGCTCACCGCGACGCTCGGGCTGATCGCGCAGGGCGAGAATAAGTTGGTGGCGTCGGCCGCCGGCACGCTCGCCGAGGCCAGCGTGGAGCGGTTCAGCCCGTTCCAGGGTGCCATCACCCGGGCCGGGCAGCCGCTCGGGTCCGTCGTCTCGGCCGACTTCACCTACTCGAACAACCTCGACAAGGTCGAGGTGATCCGCGGCGATGGCCGCATCGAGGATGCCGACCCGGGCATGGTCATGATGTCCGGCAACGTGACGGTCCGGTTCGCCAACACGGTCCTTCTCGACCAAGCCACCGCCGGCACGCCCATCGAGCTCACGTTCGGTTGGGTCACCGACGCGGCGCGCTCGCTCGTGTTCACGGCGCACGCCGTCTACCTGCCGCGGGCGAAGACGCCGGTGACCGGCCCGAACGGGGTGCAGGCCACCTTCGCGTGGCAGGCGGCGAAGGACATGACGCTCGGCAAGACCGTCACCGCCACGCTCATCAACAACGTCGCGACATACTGAGCGCGGTACAGACCGCGCACCGGTCGGCAAATCCCTTGCCCTCCGGGCGCGGCCCTCGGTACAACGGCATGACCCCGCTCGTGCGGGGATGGATCGCACGGAAGGTATTCGCACCTGCCGTGCGTTAGCTTTGCTCGCTACGCTGAGCGAAGTTCCCCGCGGGCCTGGGGATCGTTGCGAACCTGCCGACTGGCAAGATGATCGCACGTCAGCGTCCGATCGCTTCTTTCTCCGCGAGAAAAAATGATCAAGCTCTCCCAGTCGGTCGAGCCGTTCTGGCTCGACATCTTGCCGGGCGTCCGAATCCGTTTCCGGCCGATCACCGTCGCCTCGATGCTGGTCGCCCGCGAGGCCGTGGGCAAGGTGTTCCGCGACGAGAACCAGGACGACGTCGGCGCCCGCGCCAACATTGCGCTCGTCCGCGAGCTGGCCCGCCGCGGCATCGTGGAGTGGGAGGGTATCGGCGATGCCGATGGTCAGCCGATCCCGGTCACCCGCGAGGCCGTCGATCTCCTGATGGAGAACTGGCCGGCCTACGACGCGATCGACAACCTCTACGTCGCGCCGGCCCTGGCGAGGGACGCGGAAAAAAACGCATCGTCGAACTCGTCCGCTGGCACTTCGGTGGCGGCGCCGGATACTGCGACGCCTGCGGCGTAGAATGCGAGGCCTGCCCGTACCACGAGCACGCACCCGCCACGGATGATGGCCTGACGGCCTGGGCCGTGATTCGTCGCTGCGGCGGGCAGGTCAGGGCCGGCATGGGCGCCCCCTATGCCCTCGACTTCGGCGCTGTGTTGGCGCTGGCCGACGCCATGGGCGCGACTTCCGCGCTCCTCGCCGACGTCCTGCCGCACGTCGAGCCCGTCATCGTGAAGGCCTACCAGGAGCAGAGCGAGAATGCCGACTAGCGTCGCCATCCGCCTCGGCGTCGAGGGTGGGGCCGAGGTCAAGCGCGTCCTCACCGAGACCGGTCAGGACGGCCAGGCCGCGTTCCAGAAGATCGCTGCCGCGAGCGACGCGGCCGGCGCCGCCGTCGACCGGCAGACCGCGAAGTTCCAGCGGCTGGCGGCGGCCGCACGCGAGGCAGAAACGCAGGCCCGGGCGCAGGCGAACATCAACGCCGTGCTCGGCGTCGGTCAGGGCTCGGCCGGGGCCGCGCGCGACTCGGCCTCCGTGTTCGAGTTGCAGGCCCGGGCCGCCGACGAGGCGGCGCGCCGGGCGGAGGTGCTGTCGCGCGAGGTCGCGACGCTCCAGAGCCGCTTCGACCCGATGGCCGCGGCCGGCGCCCGCTACTCGGCCGCGCTGGCGGATATCGCCCGGGCGGAGGAGATCGGCGCCCTCTCGGCGAATAAGGCGGCCGCGGCGCGGCTCGCGGCCGTGCGCGCATTCGAGGACAGCACCCAGCGCCTGGAGCGCGCCGGCCTCGCCCAGAAGACCAGCGCGCAGGCGGCGGTCGCCGGCCAGACGATCTTGCCGAATCGCGGCGCGGACGTCGCTGCCTACGGCGACGAGCTCGACCGGCTGCGCGCCAAGTACAGCCCGCTTTTCGCCGCCCAACGCGAGTACCTGGGCCAGCTTGCCGAGATCCGGCAGGCGGTGCGCACGGGTGCCCTGACCCAGGCCGAGGGCACGGCGGCGATCCAGGCCACGAAGGATGCCTTCGCCCGGCAGGTGGTCGACCAGCGCGCCCGCGGCGATGGCCGGCTGACCGGCTTCCAGGCGCAGAACCTGCTCTACCAGGGCACAGACATCGTCGCCTCGGCAGCGAGCGGCATGTCTCCGCTCACCATCCTGCTGCAGCAGGGCGGGCAGATCGCACCCGTCTTTGCCGGCCCCGGCTCGGCCAGCATCAAGGGAGCGCTCGGACAGGCGAGCGAGGCGGTGACCGGCTTCGTCTCTCGCATCGGCTTCGTGGGTGGCGCGATCGGTGTCGTGACCACCGCGGCGGTCGCTGGCACGGCGGCGGTCCTGTCCTATCAGAACTCGATGCGGGAGACGGAACGCGCGCTGGCGGGTGCCGGTCGCGCGTCCGGCGCCAACGCCGCGTTGATCAATGCGGCGGCGCAGGCTGCGGCCGCGTCCGGCGAGGTTTCGGTCCGGCAGGCCCGGCAGTTCTCGGCCGAGTACGCCTCGACCGGCCGCATCGGCGTCGAGATGTATGCCGGCCTCGCCCGGACCGCGCGCGATTATGCGGCCACGACCAGCCAGGACGTGGGCGACGCCAACACCGACCTCGCCAAGGCGTTCGGCAACCCGGATCTGGTCCGCGGACTCGACGCGCTGAACGAGAAGCTGGGCTTTCTCGACGATCGCACCCGGGAGACGGTCCGTCGGCTCGCCGAGCAGGGCGACCGGCTCGCCGCCCAGCGGGTGGGGTTCGAAGCCTACGCGGCGGCCCTGACCAAGGCGAGTGAGCTGACCGGGGCCTTCGGCGACAAGACCTCGGCGTTCGGCCGGGTGTTCGGCAACGTCTGGGACATGGTCGGCGAGAAACTGGACAAGGTGCTCACCGGCGGCTCCCTGGACGAGAGGATCAAGGATCTCCAGGCGCAGCTCGAGCAGACCGAGAGCCTGCGCGGCCGGTTCGGTGGCCTGCTCGACTATCGGATCGATGCCCCGGCCAACGAGCTGCGGGACGAGATCGCGCGCCTGCGCGGCATCCAGGCTCGGCAGGCGCAGCAAACCGAGCGGGCGCAGACGGCGCAGCGTTCGCGAGAGATCGGTGACCTTGTCCGCTCGCTCGACCCCGAGCAGGCGCAACTCGACAAGCTCCAAGGCACGGCGGAGCGCCTGCGCCGCGCCCTCTCCGACCCGATCACCTTCGGTCTCGGTCCGCGGGCCCTGTCGGAGACCGAAGGTGCCTTTGGGCGGGTGTCGGCGCAGCTGCGCACGATGACCGAGGATATGGAGCGTTTCGGCAGTGCCACCATCGCGGCACAGGTGCGTGCGTCGGAATTCGCCAACCGGGCCGCGACCCAGCGCCTGAACCCGGTCGATCGCGCGCTGGCGGATCGTCAGGAGCAGTACAACAACGAGGTGCGCAAGCTCGGCATTGACGTGACGGGCCCATCCTCGGCGCAGGTGCGCGCCGATTATGAGGCCCGCATCGGCAACGCCGATGCTCGAGATCTCGTCGGCCTGACAGCCGCGCGGGACGCGGCCTTGAAGAACGCCTTGGCGAGAGAGGGATTGCAGCGCTCCCTCAACCTCGACACCGACACGATCCAGAAGGAGACCGCGGTCCGGGCCGAGCGCTCGCAGAATGTCAGCTCTTACATGGACCGCGTCATCGGCGCCGAGAGCGGCGGCGACCCGAACGCGCGCAACACCCGATCGACGGCGACCGGCCTCGGTCAGTTCATTGAGCGGACCTGGCTCGCCCTATTCAAGGAGCGGTTCCCCGAGCGGGCCGCCGGCATGTCCCGGGACGAGATCCTGGCGCGCCGGACCGACCGCAGCGACAGCATCGAGCTGATCCGGGCCCTGACCGAGCAGAACTCACGAGCCCTGGAAAAGGCCGGTCTCGCGACCACCGACCGCAACCTCTACCTCGCGCACTTCGCCGGCGCCCAAGGGGCTGTCGATCTCCTCCGGGCGGATCGCGGCGCCTCGGCAGCATCGATCCTCGGCAGCGATGCGGCACGTGCCAACCCGACCATCGTCGGCGGCGGTCGGACGGTCGGCAACGTCCTCGACTATGCCGAGAGGGTCATCAACAAGAGCGCGCCGAACATCCGAGCTTCGGACCGTGAGACAGCGGACGTGCGCAGTCGGACCACGCTGACGGAGCAGACGACGGAAGCGGAGGCGCGCCGGCAAAAGGTCCAGGAACTCCTGAACGACGAAATCCAGCGTGGCACCGCCTTCGGGCGCACCTTCGCGACAGCGCAGGATCTGGTCAAGGCTTCGGCGAGCCAGATGACCCCCGAGATGGAGGCGCAGCGCAAGGTCATCCTGGAAACCGCCGACGCCTACGCCAAGGCGCAGGCGAACCTGCAGCGCAGTCAGATTGGCAAGGACATCCTGTTCGATCGCGCTCAGATCGGCCGGACCCAGTCCGAGCAGGCGGTTGCCTCTCGGCTGCGGGGAACCGGGCTCGGCCTCGACTCGCAGGAGGCAGACGGCCTGCGCCTCAACGACAATCTGAAGCAGACCAAGGATCTCGCCAGTTCCGCTTTCTCGGGGATGCTCGGCGATCTGCGCCAGGGCGTATCGCTCACTTCAGCGCTCACGAACGTGACCGGGCGCTTCGCCGACAAGCTCCTGCAGACCGCCTCGGATCGCACGATTTCGGCCTTCTTCGACGCCTTCACCAAGGGCGGGGCAGCCAACAGCAACGGCTTCCTGGGCACGATCGCCTCGGTGATCGGGGGCGGGAAGTTCGACGTCGGCGGCTACACCGGCCCTGGCGACCGTTACGACGTTGCTGGCTTCGTGCACCGCGGTGAGGTGGTCTACTCGCAAGACGACGTTGCGCGGCATGGTGGCGTTGCGGTCGTCGAGGCCATCCGCCGGGGCGGTCTGCGAGGCTATGCTGATGGCGGCGTTGTCGGCCGCGGTACCTTTACGATGCCGAGCCGGGCGATGATGGGACCCAGCAACGACGCGATCCCCGGCATCGCCTTCATCAACACCGGCACGCCCCAGGAGCAGAAGGCGCCCGCGCGCTGGGGCACCGATGAGCAAGGCCGTCGCCGCATCGAGATGACGATCGGCGACACCTTCGTGGCCGGCGCCGGCACTCCTCAGGGTCGCGAGGCGCTGGCGCAGAGCGGGCGGAGGATCCAGCGTTGATCGTCTGGCCTGCCGAGCTGCCGCAGCGCGTCCTCGCCTCAGGCTACAGCGAGAGCCTGGGCGATGGTCGGCTGCGCACGCAGATGGAAACCGGCCCGATGAAGGTGCGCCGGCGCTTCTCCGCGGTGGCGCGCCCGATCGCAGCTTCGTTCCGCGTCTCGCCCGATGGCAAGGCGCGGATTGAACGGTTCTGGTGGGAGGAAATCGGGGGCGGCAGCCTGCCGTTCCTCATGCCCGACCAGACGCACGATGGTCTCGCCCTCCTGGCCGACGACGGCCTGCAGCTGCTCAACGATCAGGGCCGGCCGCTGATCAACACCGCCTGGTGGTTGGTGATGGCCGGGGACGCTCCGCCCTCCTTCGCTCCGCTTCAGCGTGGCATAGCCTACACGGCCGCCTTCCCGCTGGTGATCATGCCCTGATGCCTCGGCTGATCTCTCTCAACGCCCGCACGGCCGCGAACGCGGCGCAGACGGACCAGATCCCCGTCATGCTGACGACGATCCGGCATCCCGAGTTGCCGGAGCCGATCCTGCTCTCGAGCGACCCCACGGTGCGGATCACCACCGACCCGCTCGTCTACGGCACCCGGCATCTGGGCGAAGACTACCTGTTCGTGCTGATGGGCGCGGTCTGGCCGGACGACCAGCGCGGCTCGGCGCCGAAGACCACGCTGACGTTCGAGAACGTGACCAGCGGCATGACGGAGCCGCTGCGCTCCATCCTATCGCCGCCCTCGGCGGACCTCACCATCGTCATGGCGGCGACGCCCGACGTGATCGAGGCCCGATACCTCAACCTGAAGGGCACGCTCGGCACCTGGGACGCCGGGCGGATCTCGCTCGACGTGTCGCGCGAGTCCTTCGCTAACGAGCCGATGCCGTCCGGCCGGATGAGCAAGGCTCGGTTCCCGGGGCTGTTCCGGTGACGCGCGCTCAAGCCGTCTTGGTCGCGCTGATCGCAGCCGCGGCCACGATCTACGACCCGTGCATCTTCGCCCCGCCGGCGGTCGCCTGCGTGACCGTCGCGCTAATCGCGTGCGCCTTCTTCCCGGTCTGAGCATGATGCACTGGTCCACCCCCTACGTCGGCCTACCCTGGGCCGAGACCGGCGACACGCCCGACGGCGTATCCTGCTGGGGCCTCTGCGTCCTCGTCTACCGCGAGGTGCTGGACCTCACCCTGCCGTCCTATGCGGGCTTGTGCGCCTGCCCGGCCGAGCGCCGGCAGATCGCGTCGACGATTGGCGGAGAGGCCGCGGGCGCGCTGTGGCGCCCCGTGCCGCTCACCACCGCGCGCGAGTTCGACGTGGCCGTGTTCCGGGTGGGCGAGCTCGACGCCCACGTGGGGCTCATCTGCACCCCGACCCAGGCGCTGCACATCACCCAGGGCCACGACAGCGCCGTGCTTGACCTGCGCGCCCCGCGGTGGGCCTCGCGCTTCTCCGGCCTCTACCGTCACGCCGAAATCATGGACCGCACCCGTGCCGCGTGACGTCTCGGTCCTGGCGCTTGACAGCCTGTTCGACGCCTCCCGCCGGCGCGAGATGGTCTCGCCGCCGGGTTGCAGCATCGCGGAGATCGTCGGGCTCGCCTTTCCGGGGCTCGCCGAGGGCCTGCGCGACCGGCTGCGGGTGACGATCGACGGGCGGGTGGTGCCGATCGGGATGTGGCGCGGCACCCGTCCGCGGCCCGGGACGCACCTGCTGATCCAGCCGATCCCGGCCGGCGACGCGGCGCGCAACATCCTGACGATCGCCGTCACGGTCGGTGCCATCGCGCTCGGGCAGTTCTACGGGCCGCTCCTCGCCGGCAGCCTCCTCGGCCTGCCCGGTGCGGCCACGGGCACGTTCGCGTCGCTCCTATCCGCCGGTATCACCGGCACGACGCTGCTCGCCGGCACGCTGCTCATCAACGCGCTGATCCCACCGCGCTCCGACGCCAAGGAGAAGCCCAGCTACGCCATCCAGGGCTTGCAGAACCAGCTGACCCCCGATGCCCCGGTACCGCTGATCCTGGGCAAGATCCGGTTCGCGCCACCCTACGCGGCCACGCCCTACACCCAGGCGGTGGGCGATGAGCGCTACGTGGTCGCTGCGTTTCTGATCGGCTACGGCCCGGTCGCGGTACGCAACTGGCGCATCGGCGAGACCCCCATCGAACGGTACAACGACATCACCCTCGAAACGCGCCTTGGCGGTGCAGACGACGAACGACTGACGCTCTACCCGCAGCAGGTGCTGGAGGAAGCGCTGTCCGTTGCGCTCAAGACCGCACAACTACCGACGGGCGGTCCGCAGATCCGCACCACGGCCTCGGACTGCACCGGGTGCGAGATCGATATCACCAGCACGGGCATCTATCAGGTCAACAAGGACGGCGCGTACCAGAACTTCACCGTCAACATCGGCGTCCGCTACTGCAAGTCGGGCACGAACGCCTGGGTCTCCGGTCCGTCCATCAGCATCACCTCGAACAAGGCCAAGGCGCTCACCCGCACGACGCAGATCACATTCCCGGAGCGCGGCCGCTACGACATCGAGCTGACCCGCAGCACCACGGACTGGGACGAGGTCGACCAGTCGAACAAGACGATCCAGCGGCACGGCGCGACGGTCTGGTCGGTGCTGCGCTCGTTCCGCCCCGAGTATCCGATCGACTTCCCCCAGCCGCTGGCGCTGGCCGCCTGCCGGATCCGGGCGACGGGGCAGCTCAACGGCACGCTCGATGCGCTGAATGCCGACGTGGCGACGATCTGCCCGGACTGGGACGAGGCGAGCGGTACCTGGATCGCGCGCGAGACCAACAACCCGGCGTCGCTGTTCCGCTACGTGCTGACCGGCCCGGCCATCGCCTATCCGCTGACCCTCGCCGAGGTTGGCGCTTTGGAGGAGTGGCACCGGTTCTGCGACGCCAAGGGCCTGACCTACAACCGGGTCCACGACTACGAGGCCAGCGTCCTCGAGGTGCTGGGCGATATCGCCGCCGCCGGCCGGGCCAGCCCGCACGACACCGGCGAGGTGTGGCAGGTGGTGATCGATCGGGCGCTGTCCGTCGTGTCGGCTCACATCAGCCCGCGCAACTCGTGGAGCTACCAGGGCAAGCGGCCCTATGCCGTGTTCCCCGACGCCTTCCGAGTGTCGTTCCTCGACGAGACCAACGGGTTCGCCAAGGCCGAGCGCCTAGTACCCTGGCCGGGCCACAGCGGCGATATCCGGGTCACCGAGAAGCTGGAGATGCCGGGGGTCACGAACCCCGACATGGTGTGGCGCGAGGCTCGCAAACGCCAATACGAGCTGATCCACCGGCCCGACACCCACACGGTCAATCTCGACTGGGAAGCGCTGACCATCCGCCGCGGCGACCGCGCGCAGCTGAGTCACGACGTGCTGGAGAGCACCATGGTTTCGGGCCGCGTGACCGCGGTCACCACGGTTGCCGGCAGCATCATGGTCTACCTCGACGAGCCCGTGACGATGTCCACGGGCGAGAGCTACGCCATCCGGTTTCGCCGCGCTGATGGCGCGACCCTGCTGCGGACCATCGCCACGGCCCCAGGTACGACGCACGCGGTGAAGCTGACTGGTGCGGGCGACGTGCCTGCGGGGCCGACCGATGACGATCCCTCGGGCGAACTCTTCATGTTCGGTCCCGCCGCACGCGAGTCGTTCCCGGTGACGGTCAAGGGATTCGAGGCGATGGAGGACTTCGCTGCCCGCCTGACCCTGATCGATCACGCGGCCGAGATCGAGGCGCTGGTGGATGCCGAGGTGCCACCGCCGTGGAGCGGACGGGCCGGCGGGCCGGCGCAGCAGCAGACCGGCACGCCGCTGGCACCGATCGTCGACAACGTGGTCTCGGGTGTGCTGGCCTCGGACGCCGCGACCGCAACCAATCCGGTCCCGGTCGTCATCCTGGTTCGTTCGCCCGCGCTCGAGACGCTGACCATCGCCTCGTTCGAGGTGCGCAACCGCAAGATCGGGTCCGGCACATGGATGTCGGCGCCAGGCGCCGCAGCCGCCGGCGCGGTGGTTCTGCCCGGCTATCAGAAGGGCGACAGCATCGAGCTCCAGGCCCGCGCGATCTCGGCTGGCGGCGTGCCGGGCGACTGGTCCACCCCGATCCTGACGCATCAGGTCGCCGCGACCGATCCGGCCGCGCCATCGGCGCCCCAGGCCCTCACCGCTTCCCAGGTCTCCGGCGCCTCTTCGCCGACGATCCGTGCAACCGCCACCTCAAGCGCCGACCCGAACAGCGCGGCGACGCGCCTCTACATCGCGGCTGGCGCCAGCGCGCCGTTCTCGGCTGCCAGCGCCTACATGGGCGAGCAGGCAAGCGGCCCGAACACGACGCTACCGCCTCGCGACCTGACGACCCTTCCGAACGCTACGGCGCTCGCCGCCGGTCCCTACCGGCTCTGGGCGACCGCTCTCGACGGTAACAGCCCGCCTGTCGAGAGCATCCCGTTCGGCCCGGTCTCCGTCACGCTCTCCTGACCCGCGGCCCCCGGGCCGTCTCACTCCTAATCCATCCCGACAGGGTGCCTCTCCGGTGCCCTCTCCAGTGCTGGGAAATCCCTGAATGGCTGGCGGCATCACCCCTGGCATCCGCTCGACAAACCTCCCGCTGGACGACGCCAACGCGGCCGTCGAGGTGCTGGTCCATGCTGACGTGGGCGGACAGCGATTGCTGAGGCGCCAGACCCTCGGCATCTTCGTGGCGCAGATCCTGGCGCTGGCAGGCGCCGGCATCCCTAGTGCACCTGCCGTCCTCTCCATTCTCCTGGCGCGCGGGTTCACGCTCGGTCCCGACGGCAAACTCCACCTGACCCAGGCCGAGGCCGACCTCGCTGCGGAGATCATCCGCTCGACAACCTTCGACGCCGGTCTTGCTTTGCGCGACCGCGCCGCTTTCACGCGCCCTAGACGAACGACCGGCCAGTCCTACCCCCGCAACGGAGTTTTCGAGGCCTGGGCGGCCGTCTTTACGCCGACCCGGGACGTGCCGGCCGCGGCATCGATCACGACCTGGATCCAGGGGCTCGGCGCCGCACCGGGGATCGTGAAGCTGCAATTGCAGGTCTACCGCGTTCCCGTCGCGTCGGTGGACACGTCGCCCCCCGGGTCGGGCGATCTGGTCTACCCGCTCACCAGCTATGACATCGCGGCCGTCTTGGATGACCCTCCGCACCCGACGCGCGTGCAGCGGGTGGTCCTGCCCACCCCTGGTCTCGGGCAGCTTCGCAAGGGCTTCTCCTACGTCTACACGCTCTATGCGCTCCTGGCGGGTGATACGCCATCGGCGTTCGGCATCGCGCAGGGCGAGCCGGTACCGGGTAGCGCTGCGCGCGATTACGGGTGGGTGCGCGTCAACGGCAGCTGGAACGGGGTCGCGGGCGCGCCGATCGCCTTCGAGGTCTCCGAGAGCGTAGGGGCGCCCGACGGCAATCTGGACGGGCCGCTCATCGAACGCGTCTCGGCCGTGGGGCAGCAGCCGCTCTACTGGACCGGGCTGAGCGCCCTCATCCCGGAGTTGCGCCTCGACCACGGCCGCTCGACGGTCATCGTCGCCGACAAGGCGGCCAGCGGTCGCTTCCAGCTCGTCAGCTTCGGCCGGCCCGGCGCCGTGACGCGCACCATGACGCTCCCGATCCAGGCTTCTCGTCTCGGTCTAGGGCACGAGTATCCGCGCAACGTCAGCGTGGTCCGCGATAGTGACGGTGTCTCGCAGGCCGAGGGCGTCGATTACGTCGTCGACTACACCGCAGGCGACATCTTCAATCCCAACGCCGGCTCGGGAAATACGGTCTGCCGCATCACCTATACGGCAGACCAAACCCGCTACGACGTGCTGTGGATGGACCCCAAGACGGGCGCGCTTGGGGTGACCGCCGGACCGGAACGCGGCAGAGACGTAGCCGAGTACGTCCCCGACCCTCCGCTGGGCATGATCCGCCTCTACCACGTCTACGTGACCGCGCAGCACGGGGTCACCCTCGTGCCGATGTACGAGCATCGAACCGGCGTCAGGATCGGCGCCGAGGGGGAACACCTGGCATGGCTCACCGACATGCGGTCCCGGCTGTCGGGCCTGCGCCGCAAGATGCGGGCCGGAGAGACCATCACGATCTGCCAGGTCGGCGACAGCATCCAGGCGCAGGGCGGGCAGACGCCCAGCCAGTACACGACCGCGAACGGGCCGAGCCGGGACAACCCGAGCATTTACTATGCCGGGACAGGCGTCGCGCAAGACACGCTGGATGCCAAGCCGCGCTACGACCACGGCGACGGTGACGGCCCGATCCACATGCAGGAAGGTTGGGTCTGGCACCTCAAACGCGCGATCGAGGCGTGCAGCAATTCGACCGTCATCATCAAAAATCTGGCGGTCGGAGGTTCGACCGCAGGGCAGACGCTCCCGGGCGGCAACAGCCCCGAGATGCTGGCTGCCTACCAAGCCACCAACGCCGACCTCTACCTTTGCAACTTCGGGATGAACCAAGTTGGTGACCCCGCGCTCGAAACCCAGATCGTCTCGTTGTTTCGGACCCTCCGCAGCTATGGCGGAGAGGTGATCGACATGCCGATCGTCCTCACTCCGCAGATCGGGCAGATCACCGACCTGTCGGA